CGAACCTAATGCCGCCTGATGTCCTGCCTTTGAGCTTCAGCTGTACCTCTAACAACCTGCGTAGCACGGGATCATTGTCATACGCATTGAGATAGACTGCATGCTCTTGTTGAAGCTGCTGGACATCGAGATGGGACTCGAAAGATTTGCCATCCACTTCGATCACCACGGGGTCCCGGAACTGAGAAAACTTACGCGCAATAAGTTTCCCCCTTTCGGCTGGGTTAAGGCCCTTTGCGACTGTGCGAGAATTACCGCAAGCCCCTATTCTTCTTCCCTTGAGCTTACCCCACAACCAATGTTCGAACGGCTTCAAATAGCGAGCTAGTTCTAGATTGTAGCGAGGAGACCTCGGGAATATCATTCGGGGTTTCACCTTATTGACAACCTTCTCCCCTTTCAAGAAGGCTTTGAGCTCAACGTCCTGCCGCCCAAGAACCCCGTCTTCCTCAAGAGAAAGGCGAGCGGCTTCATAACGACGCTGTAGCGCTCCGGTGTAAGAACTGACGACTTGTTCCCTACTCCACCTCTCACCAGTATAGGCCTTTCCCAAGCCCGTCAGACGTTTGAAGGTCCGACGGAACAAAAGGTAATCAGTCTCGTACTGGTAGGTGTCGCCGAGGGTTCGCATCATCAGTGCGGCCCGTTCATTGCACACGCAGTTTGAGTGGACCCTGGGTACCCACGTACCCGGTACTCCCCACGTGGTGCCTGCCACGACTGTGTACATTTGGCGTTTCCCATGACAGAGGGTGTCGAAGTCATCTGGCGTTTCTAGAATGGCACCCTGACGCAGCCCCGGAAGAACCACGCCACCACAACAGATGCCCGCCACTGTGACTCCACACCTCTAGGTGGTACGCCTGTACCAAGCATCCTCCAAGGCCGTCGGTTGGAATAGCAAACTCGACCAAAAGCTCTGCGGCTTAACCGGTCTCGTCCACCAGTCCATGGGCCGGGCGCGACGAAGCAACGTTTCCGCTTGACCCTCGAACGTTGTCTCCAACATAGCGAGGGCGACCGTCCCCGGAAGGACAGCGGCCACATCGATATGTGCCACGTTGTTAAGCTTGCTCCATTCAATCGTCTTGGAGCGCAACGCGGCGAGGAGATTTCCATCCCTCGGTCTAAAAGCAGCATACGCGCAGAGCTTCCCCAAACACTCCGGGAACACCGTGACGTCGACACCGTAACAGTCGACAGTCAGGAAGAGCTGACCTCTTTCGAGGCGCGGATTCCCATCGCGA